GAGCCACTCATCATTAAGGGCACGGGTAAGAGCGGGGACTTTGACTTGCTCTTCGTCAGGCACAGCCGCACCAGTGTTGATGCTGAACCTTGTAGTTTCTGCGGAGTAAAGGAACGAGGTCAGTTGGTCAATGTGCGGGAAGATTTTGTTGTAGAGAGCGGGTGTGTCATCTGGGCCGTTACCAAATAAATAATAGGAGCGCAAACTTCCGTAGTCAGCTTTGCGTTCTTCCCGACTGACCATGCACTTGTCTATGAGGTCTAAGTAAAAGCGTTCACGGTCAACGGGATTCTTTGGAATTTTCATTTCTTCACCTGTAGGTTATCTGGGTCTGCCATATAGCTGGCGGCTCTCGGCCCTTGCAGGTCACCCGCTGCTTTAGGGTTGATGCCGACTGATTCTCCCGCAACGGATTTGAATTGTCCACCCATGACGGATTTCATGCTAATGTTGCCCCCGCCACCCCAGATTACAGAGTCGCCAGGGCGAGTCTGCTTCTGCTGTTGTTGGTTTTGGGCGTTCATAGCGTCTGTAGCTTCAGCAAATTGCTTGTCAGACAGCTTGTTTTTACGTTTTAGGTAGCCTGTTTGGTGTTCACCCTCATGTGTCTTCTTAATATCGGTCATACCGAAGTCAAGAGCCAGATTGTTGAGGTTTTTGTCGGTTGCAGAGGTCTTTGCAGACCTTGTACCTACTGGTTTTAGGTGAACAACGGATATTTCGCCCTTGCATAGCTTCATGGGGCATTCTGGCTCCCATGCCTCAAAGATTCCGTGGTTTGTGCAGTAATAGTCTCTCAGAATTGCCATAGTTACCCCCTTAGTGCTTCGTCAAGTGAAATTTCGCTGTAATCGTGCCTGTTTACCATCCCAACCTTAACTTTTATGCCTTCTGACGTTACTTGTAGCCCCATTTTGGGCATAAACACGGGTTGAGATTCTTTCCTGTAGTCCACATAGCGGGTGTTATCTATGCGTTTCATAATCTTTACATTGCCTGCTTTCCACTGTTGGTAGGCTTTACTGACCCTACGCTGCACCATTTCAGTGAGTGGTTCTTTGTTGTAGATGAATACATCGTAGAAATGCCCGTGACTTATCCCCGCAAGTTCAGCAAACAGGGCTATAGAGATACCTCTTTCCTTGTCAGCAGTGAACCTCTGCATGTGTTTTGTTAACTCACGCTTGCTTAACGGGGTCATATCTGTACTCCACGGTGTAACCTTGTTCTTGTAACCACGACATAAAGCCTACCTCCCCGTAACTCTTAGTGGGGTCAGCAGGGACAACTACGTGGTTAGTGCTTACTAACTTTCTTGTTTGGGCATGGTGACCCAGTAACTTGTTGTAATCAAACCATTCTTGGTGAAAGCCATGACCTACATACTCAATGCTGAAGTATTTGGCTATCTCATCAGGGCAATACTTATAACCGTAAGACTGTAAAACTGGTTTCAATATAGCTGAGAGTTGTGCATCCTCATTCCACCCGTGTATCTCATTGCTGTTCAGGTGCATGATGCCGTGCTTGTTACAGGCTTCCAAGAAACGCTTGCTTCGCAAAGAGAATCCACCGTTTTGCACAACCTTGACTGGCTCTGTAGCCTGAGTCCAAGAAAAGTGGAGGTACAGATTACCGTCACCAAAAGCACAGTGTGAGGGTGCACCTATGTAATCGTAGTCATAGTATTCAGGTTTGAAGTTCTTGCCATTAAGTACCCAACCATCGTCTTGTACGACAAGGCAGTAGTCAGTCTCTATATAGGCGTACAAGCCGTGCATCATGAACAGGGAGTACCCAAGGTAGTCTATGTTGTGGCAACGCTTCCAAACCACATTGCTTGGCAAGTTGGGTGGCTCTTCTAGTGAGATAAGTAAGCCCTTACTACCAGGCAACTCCTTCATACTTCTGGTGATAGAAGGTATGGCAGAAGCACCGTTGTTGTGTCCGTATACAGACACGATTGTCAGTTGACTATGAACCATACATGCCTATCCTTTTCAAGTAATCACTTACGTTTCTGCCAACAGCAATTTGTTCAGGAGAGTAAGACTCTTGTGCAGCACTGACTGCACGGGTAATCTTCTGTGCTATCAATCTAGGTTGTATCTGCTCGGCATAGGCAACAGCAGCAAGAGCCGCAGCTATCACCCTGTCATCCTTACCCCGACCAGGTGCGCCTATAAAGCCGTTCTCTCGCACGATACCTTTCATTTCTTCTAGGGTATCCATGCTGAGAATCTTCATCATCCCCCGCTCAAAATAGTCTTTCATGTACTGCAACATACGTTCCTTGCTGTTGCTTGTAGTTAGGTAGCCTATGCTGTTTGACAAGCCCCCCAACGTATCATTCCTGCGCCAGATGTAGTTCTGCATACTGCCAAGCACATCCATTAAGTCCCGACCTGTAGCCCCACCCATACTGCTTGCCAAGCGTTTCAAGTTCCTCAACTCGTTAATCACAGCTTGACCAGGGCCATTCACTTCCAAGTTAAGTGTGCTGTTCTTGTAGGCTCCTGCCAAGTGCGCTATCACCCACGCAAACTGGTAGGTGTTGAGTTCAGAGGTTGCAAACTCTGCTACTTGGTCTAGACCATCTGCATAGCAACGAAAGACTTGAATACAGAACCTGTCTGCCCAGTCACTGCTGCCGTAGGCAGGGTCAGCACCAATAACGTAGTACGCACTGTCTATAGGCTCTTCATAGACCTTAAGAGTGCCTAGTCTCTCTGTAGACTTCAACACCTCTGTGTCTTGGAACAGTTGACCAAACGAATACCTGTAGTGGTCACACTCTGTCTTCTTACTCAGCTTGGCAGCTTCTGTACATCTTGTGTGTGAGAAGAAGCTAGTGCCTGTCATCACAAACGCATAGTCTTCTGTAGGTGGAAACTCTTGGTACATAAGGGCATCGTCTTTGATACCTTCGTACATCTTCCATCTCCACCACGCCATCTGTCTAGAGTTAATCTCAAAGCCGTACATCTTCTTAATATCTCTGTGCCATTCTTTCTCTTCACCAGTCAGCTTGCCATCCCAGTAGACCTTGTAGATGTTGGAGTCAGCAGGGACTTGGTAATACTCGTTACGCCACCACCCGCAGAAGATTGCACGTTGTGTCTTTGCTCGCTTGGCAGTCTTGTACATGTCGTGGAACATGTTGAAGCCTTGAGCCGTACTCTCAAACATGTACAGCCTCTCTGGGTTCTTCTCAGCAAGAGAAGCTATCAACGAGGCTAGGCCTTCTTCGTTACCCCATGAAGCGGTCTCTGTACCGTGAAGGTAAGTAATAGCCTTGCCTTGCCCCAAGCGAGATTTATTTCCCGCAATTTGGTAGAACAGTCGTGACCTGTTTTTAAGAACCATTTGGTTTCTATTGTGGGCAACAAGAGGAATCTTGTACTCTTTTGGAAGACCCTCAATGTACATAGCCAACGTGCTTCTGAACATGTCTCTGTTCTCTTCTGTATCAGCCACCAGTGTTCCTTGCCAACCTGGATGTGTGAACTGCCAATATAAGTCCAGAGCCAACGAAATAGTCGTGATACCAAGTTGCCTACCTTTGAGGATGACAAAGAAGTGAACATCTTCATCTAAGCCTTTCTGTATCTCATTCATTACATACGTCTGAGTACCCAACAGAGTACCCATCTTCTTCAAGCCCTCTTCCTTTGTCTCAATCTTGAGTTCGGAACAAAACTTGTAAAACTTCACCAGGTCAAAGTTCATCTGTCTTCCAGTTGGCTATAGCTATCGCTACTTGCTTGTTCTTTGCACACTTGATTAACTCTCGGTAGTGGACAGGGTTGTACTTCTCTTCCCACTCTTTTGCTAACTTAATCTTCTGCAACTTCCTAGTGCAAGACAAGGCTCGCCTCATCTCTAGCTGTAATTGAACACGACTGTCCCGTAATGCCATCCTCGTAGCCAACTCTGTATCCATGTTCTACAGCTTCCTCTATCCCTATTGCCATCATCAACATCCTCTGCTCTGACTGATAAACACGGTTAGCCAAGAGGCGACATACCTCCCGTAACTCGTCTTCATCCATCCACAGAAGTTCTGACACTACGACATCCTCCAAACTCGGACAGTGTCACCCTCAGTCCTAGCAGCAAAGTACCTACCCAACCTCTTACCTGCCCTGTAATTAGCGTTAAGCACCTTTGCACGGGCATCTAGAGGCACTACAAAACTATCCCCTACTTCCATATCCTCATAAGGATAGGCATACACCACCCTAGCCTTGGGCATACTCACACCACTCTCAAGCACTAACTCTGTAATCATAATAACCTCTCTACCAATAACTCCATACTATACATAAAAAAAAGGTTAGTCAAGGGCTTGAGTCTTGACTAACCAAATACATGGAGACACTGGCAACTGCTTACCAGTAACGCAACTATACCAAAAACTAGATTTTTTTATGGGGGGCGGAAGGTGGGGGGCACGCCATTACAGACTCTACAACCCATCTTGTTGGCCACGGTCTTGCGTCTAGCGTGTGGTGACATGCGACATGTCCCATGCCCGATTAGGATAGCGTGTAGCAGGTAGCAGGCAGGGGAATACAGGCTAGGCAGGTGAACGGTAAGTGTAAACCCCCAAGTGTCCCCTAGCAGCTACCAGGTGAACGGATAGATAGACTATCTACTAAACACAATATAGATTATTTATATTATCTATAGTCTAACACTAGACTAGACACAGGGAGAATAGAAATAAGTATTCATTGATAAAACCTAATGAGCTAGGCTTTGCAATAGAAATAAATGCGTCAACGAGCTATTGACAATAGCGTTAATAGTCTTATAATTTAATCACTGTCTAATCATAGACAGCAACACACACAGGGAGCTAGTAGCATGATAAACGTAACAGCGATTTACAGTGGCAGCGAGAT